CAACTGAATGGCCGTCCTCGGCTTCTGTTGCCCCAGAAACACCGGGCAACCAAACGCCTCCGGGCATTCAGAATTCACCCCAACTCATTGCATACAACAAAACACTCGCAGAAAATCCATCACGACAACCAGCAGGTGCATTCAAAGCCAACACCACATATCACTTCCAGTATATGTATGACGAGACGAAGATCAATCCACCTAAGTATAAGTATTGGGTACTCAGAATTCCCGCTGGTGTGGATGCGTATAACGGAGAGAGTCTTCTATAATGGATCGCGTACTTTTAGGCAAAGCAACTACCAATACGACGAGTAGTTATTATCATAGATCAGGTCAGCAGGGTTTGTTTATTTCCAAGCCCGGTGCCAATGTACATAATTGTGCCGATGGCGACTTGATGTTTGATTCCACTGCGGCAGGATTGATTCAGATACTAGGCAGAGGAAGAGCTTCTGTTCCAAAGCAACTGTATGATAAAGGTATATTTGGAGAAGCTGGCGACATCACAGAAGACAATTGGGACAAGCCGAGTGAACCCGGTGCTTCGCCGAACAGAAAAACCTCTTGGTTGTTTGGTGCAATGGATGATCTTAAATCCCAGTTGGATACGTTTGCAACTACCTCTTGGGAGTTTCGTATTGTTCGGGATAGTAGTTCGTCCGATGGTGCTGAAGCTGGATATGATCCAGCAACATTTAATTATGCTGCGGTGTCTGTCACCCCCTCCCTTTTTGGGGGGATTATTGTTGATCCGTTGCTTCTGATTAAGATTGGCGATTACGCGGGTGATGTTATTTCGTATCCCCCCCAAGACTGGGCAGAGCCATTTTATGAAACCCTTTATAAAAATGTGGAAGACTATTTTAGATTTGGTGATATTAATTCAGATGAATATGTCACAACAATGTGTAAGAACCTTTGGAGAATACAAAACATATTTCCGTTTGTTTCCAATGTACCTCTATATCTTGATGGGTTTTCTGGTTATTTTGGAGGACGAACAAAAACAAAAAGAATTGATCTTGGTATGCCAGACTGCATCAAGAATCCCGGTGAAATTGATTTCTTTAAAGCCTTGCGGCTTGATAAGATAGATGAACTAATAGATGCCAATGATGATGATGGGTTATTTGACTTTATATCGCCACAGTGGAAGGCGCTGTGGGAAAATTATGTTGAGAACAATACCAATTATTCTACTGTTGGTCAGACTCAACATGCAATTCCTCCATTTTATCCTTCAACTACTGCATATAGCAGTGAGTTTATGCTCAAGCGTGAGCCAAAATTTTGGAGGGCATGGACTCGCCCCGGAGACAATCAGGATGAGAAGACAGCAAAGCACTTATTTTTTCAATATCAATATTTTCTGAGTTGGCTGTATACTAATTTTGGAACATATGTAAACACTAAAACGACCGCAGAGGCAGAGCAGATACATCGTCCGGGGGAAGGATTTGCGTTCCTCACTGATGGGCTTGGGACCAACAGATCGGCGCTTGACGCCGAAGGCGGCACCATACCCAGCAATCAACCAACTGGACCCACATTAACTGTCCCTAATCCTACTGGACCCGGCACGCCATATATTGGCGATTCTGATTTGAGCGGAGAGCCCGGTCATCAAGGAACCGGCGGTGTCTCTTATCGTGGAGGAACTTTTGATGGTGGTGTAGATCCCACTGTGGGGGATTCATATGGTCCATTTGATTGGTCTGTTTATGTCGAGGCTACGTTGACCAATGCTAATTTGCCAGAGGAGCATCCATTTCTTTCAACTCAATATGCAACATATACTGGTGAGTTGGGTGTTGAGCGTTATCCTGAATTGTATTCCGATCAAACCTTTCCTGAAATTGTTGCTTGGAGAATTCCTAGAAGATGGACACAAGGACCGTCAGGTGGTCCTTATTATGCCGATCCCGGTATGCCGTTTTGGTCAAACTTCCAGTATTACTCTTCGGGCGCACAACCATTATTATCTGATCCTTATGGCAATGTACTGAATGAATCAGCATTTGCACACCCCGACTTCAACATTACTGCTGGAAGTACACCGAAAAATTTTACAGAGTATACTTCAACAGGAAATTGGACATACACTGAATGGAAAAATGGCACTGTAGATATATCAACAGGAGTTGATGCACCAAGCAGGGATAGACCAGTCCAGATATGGTGGAATTTTATTTCAAGAGAAACTGGAAACTCTGTAACCAACTTAACCTTTCTGAATATTCGGGATCACTTGGCGAAGACCTCTACCAATAGTGAACGACTAACTTCACTCAAGCCCGGAGTTCCAGCAATTACTGCAAATACATATGTATTGAATGATGAAGTTCGTGTAAAATTTGAACAACCCTCAACCGAAGACACCGCAGATATATACTATACAATTTTTTCAGAAAATTCATTTCCAGATCCATCAAGGGAAACTGTAGATTCTTTGGTTTTGAATATCACTGATGTGGATGACCCAAATTACCCCGGAGATAATTATGCAGGGCGGCGACAGATAGAGTCAACTTGGTGGGATGGTGAAACACGAAGTGATTATGGTAGATATTACAGTATAGTTTTTCCTGATGACTTTGTGCAGACAAAGGGGACTGAAACAGATCCTTTTAGAAGTCATAGAAATTCGGATGGTGTTATTCGGGATGCATTGACCATAACCCTAAACATTCCACAAGGAGTTGTGTTAAGTTCAAATAGCCATGCAAAGAACATTGCCTTCACTGACCTTGAGGTTGATCCGGCTATTGGTTCAGTTTTTGGATATTCCGAAGTCAATCGCGGATCAAAAAAATATGGACCGCCAGATCCTGCCGGAAGACATTTGCTGGAAAAAGATGCAATGGTCGATCCTTGCATCAAATTGAATTTAACTTCTACTGAATTTACCGATCAGGCATTGCGTGCAATGACAATTAGAATCGAAAACAACGGAACCCTTGTTGGTGGTGGTGGATATGGGCAGTATGGGCAATTCAATATGCCACAGGTACTAAAGAATTTTTTTAAGGACTACCCCGGAGGAGGCGGCGGTGGCGGCGCAGGTTATCATCCACCTTGGAGAGTGGAAAATCCAGAAACTGATTGGATTGGAGCGACGACCGGCACTGCGGCTTCTTATCTTAGCGCAATCAGTGATACATCAAATACACAATCTGCAACAGACGGAACTCCACATCCAGATTGGGTTAAACATTATGAGGGTGTAATAGATGATCATGCTCAATATAGTTTGCGTGATGAGCGTCTAATTCTGTTCCCGCCAGTAGGCGCAGAACTAGTTCCCGGTGCCGCCCGAGATGCCTACTTCGCACATCTAAATTCTCTTGATACTTCTAGTCCAGCAACATACGAAGGCGAAAAAGATGCACATAGAGCCGCTATCGTCAACCATTGGAGGGGTCCGAACAACTATGTGGAATGGGGAATGGGTGACGTAGAAACTGTATCCAACTATGGTACAGGCATGGACAAAATAACAATAGATTCTTTGGGACCGGGAAAACCGGGAACCGGCTATCTAGGGTCAGCACCAAACCAAAGTGGTGGAACTGCTGGGTATAATAATGTTACTGGGTTTCCTCGTTGGAATCTTGAGCGAGCAGCAGGATATGGTTATTTTACCACTAGACCATATTATCAAGGAACAATTTTAGAACTTAGAGATGGGCAGGGTCGGTATCAGAAGGATTTGTATCATCGCATTCCCGGCACATATCAATTATCATTTTCGTCCGGTACAAAATTTTGGATTCCGCGATTCGGTCCTATGAGTATTAGGGGCAAAGAAGGAACCGCAGGAACTACAACATCCGGCGGGTCTGGAGGAATAGCAGGAGATACGGGTGTTTACGGGACTAGTCAGGATACTTTTAATCAAATTGGATACATTGGATTGAGTGCATTGAGTGGTCAGCCATTTGGAGTCGGAAGACCCGCATCAGGTGCTGGTGGATCATTGGTGTTTGTACACGCAAATACTACTTCCACAATTTCTGGAACCTCTGTTACTCTAATAAATAATGAAGGAGCCATCATGAAGTCTGGTGGTGGTGGGGGATCAGGTGGAAGCAGCGCCAATGGGTTGAGGGGTGGTAATTTGGGTCGCCCCGGAAACTGGTATACGGGCTTCAGCGCGGAAGCTGATGTACAAGCAAATTCGGTGAGTGCGACGACACTTGGGCTCCCAACAGTAGATACAGATCCTGCATGGGCATGGCAAACATATACGATTAGAGGAGAACCGGGAAGACTTGTTTGGTGGTCCACATCCAATGTGGCGAGTAGTTATAGCATTGTGAATAAAGCAAAGAGTGTGGATGGCGCAGTGGAAGGTTTGGACTATAATCCCGGCACTAAAGACTGGGATTATGTTTCATATTTACCTGATATAGATGTTACCATAGCTAGAAAACAATTTATCCCTGATCAGGGGCTCATAGATATTCAGGTTCCTTGGGTAACTACCGGAACGAAACTTTGGGGAAGAAAATTAAATGATGATGGAAAGGTAGTTTGGACAAAGATGAACGAAAATACCTTTGAAGAATATCTTAATGATATTAATGCAGTAGTCACAGAGTAAACCAATATGCCAATATCAATAAAAGTTCATAGTATTGACAAAAACTCAAATAGTGCTATTATTAGTATTTCAGATAATAATCAGATTATACTAAGTAAAACAAATTGTACAATTGAACTGAATAAAGACGGAAGTGCCAACACAGAATATTTTAAATTATTTGCTAAATTTAAAACATTCAGAGATCGTTTAGAAAGACTAGATAAAGCCGAGGATGATTTATTATGAGACAAAACAGATTTATTGCAACAAAGGACCATTTAATATTACTTGCCGCGTCAAATGAGATTGGTGATGAATTATGGGCAGGGAGTCTTGAATACAAGGAGCGCGAGTCATTTCAAGTTCAAACTACGAACGCAATTGGATTTCTTGTCAGAGGGACTGTTAATACATTTATTAATACATCTAACACGGGTGAATCATGGACACCATACACTTCTGCAAGTCAGCCTTTGATGATAATCAGGGATAATTTTATTGATTTTGGTCTTGTCTCAACAGCAGACAACACATTATTCGGTTCCCTAATTCCAAAGGAACTGATTTTTTCTAGTCAGAATGGCGTGGTTGTTGGAGAGAACCTAGATCAGTATGAAGAACATGTTATTAAATCCACAGATCAGACAGTTGATGTTAGACGAAAGTGTAAAGTTTATCAAAAGCGAGATGTAAATACTTTTGAGGGGATTGATCAAGAACCCTTAAATATAAATGCAATTTCAGACTCAGATATTCAAGTGGAAGTAGAGGAATAAAATAATGCATCGCACAGTCTTAGGGCATCATGATACATCTGATGCAATTAAAGAACTTGAAATTATTGATATGCCCAACACCAATCTCATGGTTTTTCAAAATTCTGTTTTTCCCCTTTACTTACAATTTCGCGCACACAACCCAACTGAGGAAACTTTTATTCAAAATGGTGACATTATAGAACTCCCCCCTCTTAGTGATGGAACAATCCAAAGAGTTGAGGTTGTTAACTTGGGTATCGGAACATTAATACCTTTTTTATCTCTTCCAGTAACAGTTAACCAGCCCGGAGCCCTAAACGATGGAAAATTTTATGATAAAGGATATACTTCATTTTTCACAACTCCTGTATTGATAGACGGTGATAAAATTTCTTACGCGCAGTCATATAATGAGCTTTGGGGAAAGAAAATAAAACTTATATCATACACAGAACGAAATCAATCTAAAGACGTTGGTCTATTCGTTTCTCGCCCAAGCTCAAATGTTCTTGATCCAGTTCAAGCAAGATCAGGAAATCTTGCATTTGATTCGTCTAGGCCATTGGGTAGTTTGCGTGTTCTTCAAACGGGCACATTTCAAATTCAATGCAAGAAAACATTCATGGGAAAGAAGGGTGGTCTTGAGCTTTTATCTGATGAACAGAACAGAGAGAATGTAGATTATACGAAGCTATATCCCTTTGAAGTCAACCAACAAGAAGGTAGTTTTGTAGACAACTCGCCGAGCAATGCAAACACAATAATGCTTGGTTATAAAGAAGGACAAGAGCCCATTACAGGAAACGCATTCAGTCATGAGTTTGTTCAGAATGTGTATTGTGATTATGGTACAACGACTGTTGTCTTTGACCCGCCTCTCCCAAAGCATATCAAAACTCCCCATGTATCTTTGCATTTTGCAGTGGCAAACTCTTCTGGGCATTTTCATCCTTGGTATGCTAATGTAACATGCACAACAGGAGAAGAGGATTATAAGTGGCAGTATGCAAACAGTCAACACTGTGTTCATATGGATACTGCATGGTTTCGTGGAAAGTGGTCATTGAGAGAAAGAACGCTCGCTCCTTTTGGGACCAATTTAAATAATGATTATGATAAAGTTGGTCTAACTAACAATACTCATATTGGAGGTGTATTTGGAGAATTGGGTGGAGATGGTATTGTAGACTTTAATAGACTCGGTAGGAATCCAAATCAGTTTGACGAGTATACATCAAAAGCTCTGAAAGCGACTTCTAGACAAGATAGCCCCGGAAGACCTTTTGGTGGCGACTATATGGGATATGGAGAAAGTAGAAGGCTTGACGAGAACCAGATGGGATTAAATCTTCCGCGATACGCCAATCCAACTATGGTGGTTGACACCGATCCCAGCAAACGCCACTCAATTCCTTATCGCGAGTCGGAGGGAACAGCAAATACTCTACTTGGAATGGTTGATCCTTTTCTATTCAATGCTGAACCCGGAGATCCGGGGCAATCTAATCTCCCTAATGCTATGGGCAGAACCTATGGGGGTGATAATGATGTTGTTGCTGATCCACCAGAGGGATCAGTGAAGGGTTCTGAAATTCGCGCCTCTCAGCAGAGTGGCACAGGCGTCACACATCTTCGGGCAAAATCAACCTATTATGATTATACTACTGGAAATCCATATGACACCCTTGCCGGTCAAGGAAAACCAGCACAAGCAGTATCGCGAGCAGATGATAACGGACCACAAAGCTATGAAAGCAGTCTTTCAATGAACTCGCCCACATCTGTTTGGGGTGGAGCATTCAAATCATTTGCAGGTATGCAGGGTGTCACATACTTTGCAAATAATACACACCTGAAGATTGATGCATTCATGACTCCAACTCATACACCTACACCCTTTGAGACAGAGATTGAAAAGACCAGAGTCAAGAATCCACATGCTGCTCATGGGGATCTTTCCAAGTTTGATTGGTTGGGTAATTATCTTGGAGATGGAACAACGCCCAATCAAGAATTTGATGAGTTTGGAAACATCCGTAAAAATGTTGGGATCGGAATTGATGGTGATTCTGAGACTGAATTTCCGCATTTCAAAACCGAGATCAATGCGTACAAGAGACAAGCAAATCGTTGGGCAGATCAAGACGGACAAAATGATTATACAAATCAAAATCATATGACAGATTACCTTAGAAACTATCTCACACCAACCCAAAGTATCGCACTAAACTACTCTTGGTCAAATGTAGTTCATCGTGCTGCCAACGCAGGATATGGTCTTGATTATATAGAACAGTTGCCGAGAAAGTTTAGAACCAAATATTGGGATGGGTCTGCGACTGAATATGAGTGGTGGCCTCTTGGTCATGCAAACGGGCACTTTACTATTTCATATGGAACAAGAACCAAGCCATTCGCCGACCCAGAAGCGTGGGGAGTAGAGGCTTTTGCAAATACAATTCTGGCAAGAGTTGATTCCAATGATGATCGCCATCATGATAAATGGAATGACTGGTTTGATGAGTATGGAGGCTCAAGCGGAAGTGAAGAATATGAAGGATTTCCGGGGGTTGGTAATTTGAACACGCCTCCACATATAGCGGGAGGTTGGACTAGCGAAGATACTTTTTACGGAGATGATCGGTCAAAACTTGAAGCCCAGTTCTTGGACGAAAGTCGTGAGATGGGATATGATGATGAAGACCTAAAGATATTTCGTGGGCATCCCGTATACATGGCAGCATGTTATGGGGATTATAGACCCATTGCGTTTATTGGATCAGATACCGATAGCGCAGGTGGCGCAAGGGGAATCAATTATGTGCGAGATGTTGATCTTTTGGATGATCTGTTTGTTGGTGACGGCGTGATCTATGACGATGGAACAGGACCAGCCGGTTTTGGAAACACTCATGTAAATCAATTAAGAGATTCAAGATATGGTCCACAAAAATTTTCAGACACTATCATTGAAGAAAGTGGAGGCTTGGGCTCAACCGATCAAGCCTTGGATGATCAGTTAGACGAATGGTCGCCCTTCTGGCCTATTTTAAATAAGGGAACCCGATTCCCGAATCAGCTTCCAAACACAGAGGGTAAGGGTTATCCAACAAACTCTCAATACGAACCCGGTGATGCATTTTTGAAAACGAGAACTTTTCAGGGTCAGCCCACAGGGTTAGACTCTTTCTGGAATTCTTTTTCAAATAACATGTCTCAGTATGTTGCTGCAAATACTCCGTATGGTGAATTTTATTATGCTGATGGTGGATATGCAATAGACTTCTCTCCATATTTTAATTATGCAGGAGGATCTCATATATACTCCGCAGAGAAAAGAGAGCAACGTGTGGTTGATGGCTCTGATACATATAGAATGATGAAATTAATCCCCACAGACTTCAATATCCAAAAGCAATCTTTACAAAAGCATAACTGGCATGGAGGAAATCCAAAGGCTGGAGTGGGCACCGAAGGAAAGCGGTTTGGTTTTGGTGGTGCTGGATCTGCTCAAGCGTTAGGTGGAGAGGGGGAAGGTGTTTTTGATACCTACATAGGTAGATATGTTGTATATGATCTTGAGGGAGGAGACGCTGATGTCTAATACCATTTATGTTTATGATGAAAAGAGTGGAAGAATTAAGTATACCATAGATGATGCTTCTCCGTTGCAGATTCAAAATTTCACAAACAAGCCTGATATGCATTTTTATGTGGGACCATCTGGGCAAAGGTTGGCGGGAACATTTGTAAAGAAAGATCCATCGTCAGGAAAACCTATTGGTGTCGCTCCAATAGAACACATGTCATTCCTCACTATAAATAAACATACCATTATTGCCAATGGAAAAGATGAAGCTGTGATCACCGGGCTAAGATTGGGTATGGAAGTGGATGTGAATCATGAAACTAAATTTACCGTGTCGAATAAGGATGAGCAGACATTGGAATTATCTTGCAACAATTATTCGTATATACCCGAACAAAACAAGATGGCTATTTACTTTAAGGCATACGGATGTCACGATTCAGTCATTAAAATTGATATGATCCAAGAGGACTAAAATGAAAATTCAAAGAGACAATAGCAATGTTGCCCTGACTCAAGAGATGAAGGATGAGGTGTTCAATAAAGAACAGGAAAAGATAAAAGAAGCCGAGCGGCAACTAGAAGAAAAGATCAAGAAAGATAAGTTGCTTGCGGAGCTTCGTGAAGAAGAGTATGTCGCGAGAAAAGAATTTGAATCTGTAGTCATGCCCGTGGGAAAGCGGCAAATGTCGTATCCACCTGTTGTAGAACAATTAGATATGCTTTGGCATGATATGAACACTGGTGCCATAAAGGTTGATAAGCGCAAAAAAGATACATGGTATGCTAAGATTAAACAGATCAAAGAGGCTACTCCGCTAGACAAAACGTGGAGAGAAGACACGGAAAATGCTCAGAAAAAAATGGCACAGGTACATAAACAAGTGGCAAACACTAATTTGCATGGAGTATAAATATATTAGATATTACACTCTTATGTAAAGGATATTTTCAATGGCAAGTAGGTATGAAAACATAACCATTGACATCGGAGCAGACTATAATGCAAATGTTTTTGCATATGCAAATGGCTCTAGCACAACTGCTTTAAACTTGACGACATACAATGGCGCAAATGGTCACGTTAAGAAAAGTTATTATCATGCAAATTCAGCGGCAGTCTTTAATGTTTGGATCATGGATGCAAGTTCTGGCACTGTAAACTTACATCTTAACAAAGCAAACACCCTGTCTTTGACGCCGGGAAAGTATGTTTATGATGTGATTATCAATAACCAGACCACAGGATATAAGACTAGAATCGTAGAAGGCGTTCTTACAGCCACAGCCGGGGTATCACGATAATGGCAGTTCCCACAACAAGAGAAACATTCATAGATTACGTCAAGAGACGATTGGGTCATCCTGTTACTGAGATCAACGTAGATGAAATGCAATTGGAAGATCGCATTGACGACGCCCTACGTTTTTGGCAGGAGTATCATTTTGATGGAACAGAGAAACTTCTTGTGTCTCATGCCGTAACTTCGGCAGACATTGATGCAAAATATTTGGATCTTGGAACCACATTAAACGATTCTATTATCGGCATTAGTAGAATGCTTGCCACCTCCGGTCAATCCACAAACATGTTTTCGGTTCGCTATCAAATGGCATTCAATGATATTGCGACATACAGCACCCGTGGTGTCAGAGAGATGTCAAACTATTGGATGAGAATGTCTCACCTTAATCTGGTTCAGGATTTAATCAGTGGTATGAGCAACCTGCGGTTCAATCGCATAACAAACAAAGTGTATATTGATTGGGATTGGAGTGTGGATGTGACGGCGGGTGATTACATTGTTCTTGAGACATACCAAAAGGTCGGAGATACCGCCGAACTTTGGAATAACATGTTCTTAAAAAACTATGCCACCGCACTTGTCAAAGAACAGTGGGGTATGAACCTAAGTAAACTTGAAGGTGTTCAACTTCCCGGCGGTGTAACATTGAATGGTCGCGCCATCCTAGAAGATGCCCGAGCAGAAATTGCACAACTAAAGGAACAGATGTCCACATCGTTTGAGCTTCCTGTAGACTTCTTAGTGGGGTAACATAAGATGCCCACAAATCATTATATCAACAATCATGGCAGTTCACCAGAACAAAACCTGATACACGATCTCTTAATTGAGAGCATCAAGTTTTATGGTATGGATGTCCATTGGATTCCTCGTATATCTTCTGCGAGTGCTGATACAATATTGGGTGAGGATACACTTGCAAGTTTCAGCACCAACCATACGATTGAAATGTATGTCAAGAACGTAGAGGGTTTTGAGGGTCAAGGCGACTTTCTGTCTAAGTTTGGTCTTGATATTCGGGATCAAATAACATTCACTCTTGCCATTCGTAGATTTGAACAATTGGGATCTGGTTATGAAAGACCCCGAGAGGGTGATCTGATTTACTTTCCAATGAACAAGAAGTTATTTGAAATTCAATTTGTTGAACATGAGAGTCTGTTCTATCCAACAGGCACACTTCCTGTCTATGATCTTCGGTGCGAACTCTTTGCATACAACCAACAAGAGATCAATACAGGTATTGCAGAGATTGATCAAATTGCACAGACTATTGGAACAACTCCTCGCGCCCAAGCGTTTTCAGTAAATGCTCTTGCATCATCAACGGCGACAGATGGAGACAACTTTGCGATTGAAGAGAGGTCCGATTCAGTTCTCGACTTTAGTGAAGACAACCCATTTGGGAGTTTTTAAATTATGTTAGCCGAAACCTTTTCGCATGGATTGATTCGTGATTTTGTTGTTGCTTTTGGTACACTATTTAATAATATCAAAATAAATCGTAGAGCATCAAGTGGTGAAGATTCAAACACCATCGCAATTCCACTTTCCTATGCGCCGCAGCAAAGATATATTGAGAGAATTACTCAGGATCTTACACTAGACCGCCCGGTTGCCATTTCACTACCTCGCATGTCATTTGAGATGGTTTCGATGAACTATGCACCAGATCGTAAGTTGAATACCATGCAAAAATATCATGGTAGAAGAGTAGACACATCAAATACACAGATTGCCTCTACATATTCCCCCGTCCCTTATGATTTCAATTTTCAATTAAGCGTTTATATTGCAAACATCGAAGACGGCACACACATCATTGAGCAGATTCTTCCATACTTCACTCCAGAGTTCACTGTTAGTCTGAGGAGTGTAACCGAGCTTGGTATGAATATGGACATTCCTTTGGTTCTTAATTCGGTCAATATGGAAGATAGCTATGAAGGTGGATTTGATGAACGGCGGATTATAATTTGGACTTTGGATTTTACGATGAAGGGTCAGTTGTTTGGTCCGGTGTCAAATTCTGGCATTATCAATAAGATCAAAGTCAACCTTAGACCAACGATGAACGCTGCCATAGATACCCGTGAACAAATATACATAACACCCGGTCAATTCTCAAATGGTCTGGCAACCAATGTTGCAGCATTGAGTGTTGATCCAACTTTGATTGCAGCCAATAGCGACTATGGCATTTCGCAACAGATATTCAACATGCATCAGGATGCAGACACTTTCAGGCTGTGGGATTTCCTCCATGAAGGTCCGCTCACAATGGTCAAAGAGTTTGGTCTTAATTCAGGAAACAATACATTTGATGGGTGGAGTACATTTGAAGCAAGTGAGAGAAAGGCCAATGGAGAAGTTGCACTCTCTCATAGCATGTCATATGGATTGCGACATAATACAAAGAAGACATCAAATGATCTTGGAGCATACAACGAGAATCTATATTTGGAAGCATTCGCGAACGCAACACCCGATCCTATATTTGATCAATTCTATGGAAAGAATTATCAAAATGTCTCCATGAAGTTTAGAATTAAAGACACCGATAAGTCGGGGGCAACGTCATTTAATTGGTTGGGTAAATTGCGGTGGTTGACCACAAATACTAACGAAGATATATTTACAGATAACACGTTAAATAGATATAAGACAATTAGCGCACCAAGTGCATACACTTCATCCAGTTTGGACACATTGTCTCAGGATTGGCAAACTGTGAATTGGAGTCTTCGCTCTAATGCAGAGTGGGACGACCGAATTATTACGGGACTTCGGTTTGAGCTATTTACAATCTCTGATGAAAACAGTTCAATGGAAGTCAATACGGATATTGAGTATATTAAAATTTCAGCAAACACAACAGTGGAATAAATTATGAGTGATGACGAAAAACAATTAGAGTTGCTACCCCCAGAGGAAATTGCTGTGGTGGAGAGACATGAACACCAAGACGAAGACTATGAGTATGTTCGTGGCAATCTACAAGAAATCATAGAGACGGGCAGCACGGCATTGCAAGGGATTGTTGAACTAGCAGAGAGTTCCGATCATCCACGGGCATATGAAGTGGTTGGTCAGATCATGCGCCAGCTTGCCGAGACAAACAAGGATCTTATTGATCTCCAGAAAGATATGAAGAAGATCAAGGACGAGGAGTCCGTCAAGAAGGTGACACAGAATGCCATCTTCATGGGTTCCACTGCCGAGCTTCAGAAGTTTCTTCGGGGTCAGGGTCATGTTAGTCAAAAGCTGAAGGATGCAACAAAACAGAGCGATGAGTGAAGAACTAGCCACATCATATCTTGGCAATCCACAGCTAAAGCCTGCGGGTACACCACACAACTTTACGGAAGAGCAGCTTGACGAATATCTCAAGTGTTCCAATGACCCTGAGTATTTTATTGAAAATTATATTAAGGTTGTCCATGTTGACCTTGGTGTGGTTCCTTTCCACCTCTACGATTTCCAGAAGACGATGGTGAATACCATCCACAAGAATCGCTTCTCTATCTTCTGTACACCCCGACAGGTTGGCAAGTCCACCACTGTTATTTCATACTTCTTATGGTATATTCTATTCAACGAAGATGTCAACATTGCCGTCCTTGCGAATAAAGGCGCACTTGCCCGTGACATTTTGAGTCGTCTGCAATTGGCATACGAAAACCTTCCCAAGTTTTTGCAGCAGGGTGTGTTGATCTGGAACAAGGGTAACATTGAACTAGAGAACGGTTCAAAGATCATTGCATCATCCACATCCAGTTCTGCCATTCGTGGTGGTTCGTATAACATGATCCTATTGGACGAGTTTGCATTCGTTCCACCTAACATTGCCGACGAATTCATGGCATCTGTGTATCCTACAATTTCATCCGGTACATCTACCAAGATTGTAGTAGTATCCACACCCAACGGATTGAACCACTTCTACAAGATGTGGGAGGATGCCAAGGATAAGCGAAACAACTACGTCCCTGTCAATGTACATTGGCGAGATGTTCCCGGCAGGGATGATGCATGGCGAGATGAAACCATTCGCAATATTGGTGAAGAACGCTGGGCTCAGGAGTTTGAGGGTGAGTTTGTTGGTGGCACCAATACGCTCATTCACAATAGAACATTAAAAACTCTCGTATTCAAATCACCAGTTGAAACTCGTAGTGGTATTGACATCTATGAGCATCCAAGAGAGGACCGCATCTATGCGATGGGTGTGGATGTGTCTCGCGGGGAGAATCTGGACTACTCTGCATTCTCAGTGTTTGATGCAACCGAGTTTCCGTATAGACAGGTTGCCAAGTATCGTAGTTCGTCTATATCTCCGTTACTATATCCCAGTGTTGTTGCTTCATGTGCCCAGAGATATAATAATGCCTATGTTTTAATTGAAACCAATGGCATCGGTCAGCAGGTGGCTGATATTTTGCATGGCGAAATG